AAGCCCGACCTCATGCCTGACCTTGCAGATCAGATACGACTTGCAGCGAAACGTGGAGATAAGAGAATCTCTTACATCATATTCGCAGGGCGCATTGCTTCCTCTCGCATGGGGTGGCGTTGGCGGAAGTATTCTGGAATTAACCCGCACACTAAGCATTGCCATATTTCTTTCTCTAAAAAAGGCGATTCAAATGATTCGTTCTTTAATATCCCAATGATAGGCGGCACAGCATGAACATGAAGAATCCAGCAATCCTGACAGCAGGTGCTTTCCTAGCAGCGTGGGGTGCATCTAACTTTGCACTTGACTATCGCTCTGTCCTTTGGGCAGTCCTAGCGGGCGTATTCGGATACGCAACTCCTAAAAAATGACACAGCAGGACTTCTTCACTCTTTACTTTGCAAGCCTAACCATCGTGGGTGGCTTGGCTGGGTACGTCATTACCCATTTACTCTCTGAAATTAAGAGACTTAATTCGCGTGTCGATGAGATTTACAACATACTTCTAGACCGATAATAAAGCCATGGCTAAGAAGAAGGTCATAGACCTAGACACTTATAACGCGCTAGACGCGTGGGCTATCAGTCTGCATGAGATGTACTCAAGTCTGCGCAGAGCAGGGTTCGGCGTTGATATTGCTTTGGGAATCATTATGGAACGTGATGCTTATCCTGATTGGATACTTCCAGCCTTGCCTAATCGAATAGACAATATCCCCTACGAAGATGAGGATGACGATTAAGCGAACAGTAGTTATACCCGACCTGCAAGTGCCTTATCACGATGCACATACAGTTCGTAACATTGCTGCCTTTCTCAAAGTCTTTAAGCATGATTCAGTTGTAATTCTGGGTGATGAAATCGACCTGCCCATGATCTCAAAATGGGAAGAAAATAAAATGGGTTGGTTCGAGCAAACCCTAGACCAGCATCGTAATGAAGCTGTAGAAGTTATCTGGTCGCTTACCCAGTATGCCAAGGAAGCCCATATAACGCGTAGTAATCACACGGATCGTTTATACAACGTCATCATGCGCAAGATACCTGCCTTTCTAGCATTGCCAGAACTGCGCTATGACAAGTTCATGCGATTCGATGAGCTAGGCGTGACCTACGAAAAGAAGCCATATGCCATTGCGAAGGGCTGGATAGCCATCCATGGTGATGAGGGAAGCATCAGCCCACACGCGGGCATGACTGCCCTTACACACGCCCGCAAGATGGGGTTCAACGTCATCTGTGGGCATACCCATAGAGCAGGTCAGAGTGCCTTCACAGAGGCTTCTGCGGGCGTTTTAAGGCGTGTTCATAGGGGCGTGGACGCTGGGCATCTAATGGACTTGAAGCAGGCTCATTACACCCGTGGAACGGCTAATTGGCAGGCAGCGTTCCAGATTATGACCGAGGATGAACGCGGCGTACAGGTGGACATGATTCATATTGAGAAGGACGGCACGTTCATAGTCCACGGGAAGCGGTATGGACGGGTTCGCTAGTCCAGTCTTTGAGGATGAGAATCCTGCTGAAATCGTTATACGTTTGTTATCTAAATCTGGGGGCTGTCGCATCCATCTGATGTAATACTTCTGCCGTACACGAAATACGGAGTACAGAAGGGCTCGAAATGAATGTAGATCATGCACTTATTGGAATGGGTTGCTTAGGCATAGTCTTTGGCTTCCTACTTGGCTACGCCAAAGGACACGAACATGGCAAGATTCAGGGCAAGATAAATGCCCGCCGACTTATCAAGGCACAGACACAGCATCAGGTTAGCCGATGAACGCTCGTGATTACCTCAACGAAGCGAGAGCTACTATCCAAGACCGAGGACTTGATTACGGACACCCTAGCGATAATATGCAAAGGACAGCCGCACTCTGGGCTTCATACCTCGAAATGCCCATTACTGATTATCAGGTGGCGATGTGTATGGCATTGGTCAAAATCGCAAGAAGCATGGAAACTGCAAAGCCAGACACTTACATCGACCTTGCGGCGTACGTTGCCATAGCAGGGCAACTACATACAGAGGAGAATGAACTCTATGTTTAATTTAGAAGATTACGAGACAGTTGAAGAGCGACTGGTTAAGTTCTGGAAGGATTACCCAGATGGACAGATTCACACCAAGGTACTTGAACACACTTCTGCTCGCTTTATCGTTGAAGCAAGCATTTTTAGGACTGAAGCTGATGCACGCCCTTGGACAACTGGGCTTGCCGAGGAAACAGTACAAGGTCGAGGAGTTAATGCAACAAGCGCTCTTGAGAATTGTGAAACGAGTGCAATTGGTCGCGCTCTTGCGAATGCTGGCTATGCAACAAAGGGCAAGCGAGCATCTAGAGAAGAAATGTCCAAGGTGAAAGCTAAGGTGGAAGTGCAAAATATCGTGCAGGAGACCAAGGCAAAGATGGCAGACACAGCCAAGGAATATGTACCTGTGCCTGTAGAATCTGATCCATGGAATCAGAGTTTTGCAGCACCAGTTCAGACTATGGAAGCAGCAGTCGAGACAGTCAAGGCTGTCCTTGGTGGCACTCAACCAGACGAGAGCTGTATCCATGGTGCGCGTGTATGGAAGACAGGAACTTCTAAGGCTGGTAAACAATACGGCATGTGGCGTTGTCCAGAGTCCAGCACCAGAGATATGCCGGGCGGGCAAGTACCTTGTGATCCTATCTGGTACGAGATTAAGCCAGATGGTACTTGGGGTAAGCAGGTCAAACGTGGGTAAGTTATATTTCCGCAATATGGATGACGAATGGGAGCAATTTCCTACAGATGAGCAGTTACAAGCTGCACAGGCGGCAGCTCATGATCTACAGAAATTAGGCTTTGCCATTATCTGCCAGTTATGTAATACCCCACCAACAGTTCAACAGATTAAGCAAAGGGCGTTACAGAACGAGTGGAAGTGTGACAAGTGCGGAACAATTAACTCTGCTGGTCGTGCATGACACGACACAGAAAAGACCGAGGCTTGCGAACCGAGCGAGTGGTTGCAGCCTATCTCTCGCAATGGTGGAGAAGCGCAGGTGTAGGTCGTGGAGCTGGAAAAGATATAACCAACGTTCCGTTCGACGTTGAGGTTAAGGCTAGGTCGGCGTTCCAGCCCCTAGAGTGGTTGCGCCAAGCCACCAAGAGAGCGGATGGCAAAGAGCTTCCGTTTGTGGTGTGTCGTATGAATGGACAGGGTGAAGATGCTTCCGAGTATCTTGCTTTCATGCGGTTTGGTGACTTGGTGCAATTACTTCTACCCATTTATGGTGATATTCAGACCGATACTGATAAACTTGAGCCTGAGAGATGCACACTATGTGGATCGTGGAAGTTAAAGGACGTGCCATGCAGGACGTGTCAGGTATCTAATGCCAATCTATGAGTTTCAATGTGACAACGACCTTTGCGAAGCTGATGCTCGCATAGAGAAAGAACTATCCATATCCAAAGTTCAAGACGGCATTGAATGTCCGTTCTGTAATGAACTTATGAGAAAGGTGTATTCAAGTGTTCCAGTCCATTTCAAAGGAAGCGGCTTCTACTCTACGGATAGGTAGCCTATGCACAGGCTATGGAGGGCTTGACTTAGCGGTTGAGGCTCACTTTAACGCAGAGACTATCTGGTGTGCAGAGTTCGATAAGTACGCAAGCCAAGTAATTGAGCAACGATTCAACATTCCCAACTATGGCAATATCAAAGAGATTGACTGGGCTTCAATGCCTGAAATAGACATACTTACAGCTGGCTATCCTTGCCAGCCATTCAGCCATGCAGGAGAAAGAAAGGGCTTAAATGATGAAAGACACATCTTCCCATACATTGCCAAAGCTATTAGCATCCTTAGACCAAAACTCGTTATCTTGGAAAATGTCAGAGGACATCTTAGTCTCGGACTCAAAGAAGTTCTCGCGGAGCTTGCCACCATCGGGTATGACGCAAGATGGCAAACTGTACGAGCTGCCGATGTTGGTGCACCGCACCGCAGAGAAAGGCTATTTATCTGTGCCTACCCCAACAGCGAGCGACTCACATTGGGATACGAGTCAGGCAATGAGGTCGAATATCAAGGGAAATCACAATTTGAGTTTAGTAGCTTGGGGAAGGTTATTGGGAACACCAACAACTGCGGCATCGGGAAGGTCGACACGATTTGCGAAGAATGCAGCTCCGAATCCTCAAGAATTAGCAGCGTTGCTTGCGACTCCAACGACAAACATAAGCCACACAACAGGCAAGTGCAGAAATTGGGGCGCAGATTTACTTCACGATGTGAAATGTATTTGCAAGAAGTACCGAATCCATTGGATCAAGACGGAAAGCTAAGCGCATTATTCGTTGAATACATGATGGGCTTGCCTGTGGGTTGGGTTACTGATACTGGCTTATCAAGAGCCCAACAGCTTAAAATGCTTGGTAATGGAGTAGTACCTCAACAAGCAGAACTAGCTTTAGAATTGCTATGTGATGGAATTAACATCTCACATAATGAGACTTTGTATCAACCTATGCTTGGAGATGCTTGACATGCGCGGTACTCTTACGGCTAGAGCCTCTCAAAGGCTCACAGCGAGCCGCTTGCGGAAAGCTCGCTCGGTAGCCATCGTTATTGGGATAGCTCTGTCTATGCAGAGTACTGCAGTAGGACAAGGCTCAATAGATCGTTATTACGATTTACATTCATTAGCTGATTATCAACTTACAGATAGACAATATAAATGCCATCAAGAGATAGTGTTTAAAGAATCATCATTTAGGATTAACGCAGTTAATGGTAGTCATTATGGGTACTACCAGATACGCAATACCAAGCTGATAGATGCACCATATGATTATCAGTTCTACTTCTATTGGAAGTATGTACAACATAGGTATGGTTATACAGAGTATGATGAGCCTGACTATTGTAAGGCTTTACATCATCTCAAGACTAAAGGGTGGCAATGAGTACAAAGAAGGGTGATCCTCGACTATCGAGGAAGTACAAGGAAGTACGCCTTCGAGTCCTCGCGAGGGATGGCTTCGTGTGTTACTACTGCGGTGCAGAGAATAAGAACATGACCATCGACCACATCATTCCAGTTAGCAAAGCGCCAGAGCTTGCTATAGATGAAGCGAACATGAGAACCTGCTGCGTGTCATGCAATAGCAGCAAGGGTTCACGCAATGAGCGTGTTTTTTTAGAGAAGGTGCGTACCCCCCCTGTTTTTTCTGCCTATCCCTCTCCGACACAGTCGGTAATCCACCAAGACAGCCCATTTACAGCCAGACCAGTCGGGAATTAACCCGATGCCAGCCAAGCAGTCCAAAGCCCTACGAGGGGCAACCAAACCAAGGCTTCAGTCAATACCGCTTAAGGGTGCTAACAAGCTGCAAGATGTCAAAGACCTATGCGAGATTATCCAGATGCCGCTATTGCCTTGGCAGGAGTACGTCCTCAAGGACATGCTAAGCGTCGACAAGAAAGGCATGTGGGTTCGCAAGACAAACCTGCTACTTATTGCTCGACAGAACGGAAAGACCCATTTAGCTCGTATGCTTATTTTGGCTCACCTGCTTAAGTGGGATAGTAAGAACGTCCTCATCATGTCCTCGAATCGAAGCATGGCTTTGGACACTTTTAGACAAGTTGCACAAGTATTGGAGAGTAATGACCACCTCAAAGGATTCGTTAAGCAGATCAGATACGCCAACGGCACAGAGTCTATTGAGATGCTGGACGGAAGAAGGCTTGACGTTGTTGCGGCTACTCGAGACGGATCTCGCGGACGTACTGCGGACTTCCTCTTCATTGACGAACTCCGAGAAATTAATGAAGAAGGATTTCGAGCAGCTATACCTACGACTAGAGCACGTCCAAATGCTCAAACGCTTCTTACCTCTAATGCAGGAGATGCTTTCTCGGTAGTCCTAAATGGCATGCGTGAGCGAGCCCTAGAGAACCCGCCTAAGAGCTTTGGATTCTATGAGTACTCGGCTCCCCAATATTGCAAGATTACGGATCGTGCAGGTTGGGCTCAAGCCAACCCAGCACTCGGATATACGATAAGTGAGGAAGCCCTTGAAGAAGCTGTGGCTACTAGCCCGATTGAAAATACTAGAACAGAGTTGTTATGCCAATGGATTGATAGCCTCGCGTCTCCTTGGCCTCATGGTGTTCTTGAAGATACGAGTGACTCAACACTCGAGATTCCTGTGGGTGGTTATACA